CGACAAATCCGATTGATTTATTTTGATAAAATTCGTTTGCATTAATTAGATTTTGTTGCGGTTAATTTAGTGTGAAAATCCAAATCCAATTCAAATTTTTCGTTAATTCTATAATTTTGCGAACCGCCTTCAATTGTAAATATATCACCAATGACAATCAAATCCGCCGTTTTCTTACGCATTAATATTTCAACTTCTATTTCGTGATCACGTTTTCCAAATTTTTCGCTTATTTCACCGTTAATTTGCTTTAAATCGCACCATACAGATGCAACCGTTGACAATGTAGAAGTAAAACCGCCGAATTGATCCGGTGTTTTAACTAAGCGTTTTATTGTAATTTTTGAATTTAGTTTTCCGGCTTGCATTATAGAAACATTGTTTTATAAGACGTTAAAATTAACTTTGTATTTGTTGGAATTTCCGAAACCTCTTTTGAACTGCCTGATTCAAAATCCGCTCGGTTATCATAATAAGTTGATATTAATTGCAACATCGCTTGTTTTATAAGTGAATCATTTAAACCGGTTGTTATATATGTAACCTTTACGCGATCGGCACCGCCGCCATCTAATTCAATGGTTTCATTATCTAATCCTAAAATTTCAAACGCGGTTGTGTCGGTTCCGTTAACGTTAACCGTTGAAATGCTTGAAACCGGGCCAAATGGCAAATCAAAAACGCCGTTTGTTGTTGGTAAATAATAAGTTCGGTTTTTTGAAACGATATCACGCGAAATATAGTTTTCGCACCAGATACGCGCTTGCGTTATCATTGCCGAAATAATATTATCATCCGATGCCGTATCAATACGAACGTAATCTTTAACATTTTGAGCCGTTAAAATTTCATTTCCAACCGTTGAATTAATCTTGATTTGTCGCATTCTCTTTATTTTCTAAATATTCAACTTTTAATTCTTTGGTTTCAATTTCGATTTTGCTTTTCTTTTTTATTACTTTAGTAGCAAACCCTTTTTGAATCCATACTTTAGCAACGTCATCAGAAAGTTCGATTGTATCGCCTTCATTATAACGTTTGCCGTTTCTTAAAATTGATTCTTTGATTTTTAAATTCATAATGTAAATTTTTGTAAAGATAAAAAAAAAGCGTCACAATTAAATCGCGACGCTTTTTAAACAAAACAAATATGAAAAACACTATAACAATGCAAAGTTATTAAAATTTTTTAAATAATTACCGCCTTTGTTTATAACAATTGATTTTGTGACGCCATCATTTTTAAAAATATAAAAACCTTTATGAGAATTAACCCAAATCGCAAAGTAATCAACATCAGATAATAAATAAGGTTGTTTGTTTGTATTACGCAAATAACAACGAACTTTATCAGATTCTTTAGTTACCGATTTAATTTGGATCTTTTTAAGTCCGTTAATCGTTTCAATGATACAATCATAAGGCGATGAATCTAACAATGGAAAAGAAACTTGCATTTCGCGTTCCATTGCCATCGTTGCAAATTTATATTCAGCTAAGCAACCGATTAAATTGTTATCCATTTTGTAAAGCTACAAAAAAAACCGGTTGAATTAACAAACCGGCTTTTTAAACAAAACAAAATAAAACTATTATTGGGTGTTATTTTTAGTAGTTGCAACGCTTATGGCTATAATCAACAGAAATAAGGCGCAATAAATATCATTGAATTTCATTATTTGCCGAATAGCAAAAAAGAAAAATATTATTGGTAAAATTATTTTGATTTTATTTTCCATTCTACATCATATCAGCTTCAAAACAAGCGCTTGAACAAGGCCCGGGCTTTTCTGTTTGACATCCGCAAACGCCACATTCAAATCCGGGTTCGTTATCTTCCGATAAATAATCGTAATAAAACATATTTTAAAATTTTAGTTTAACATTTCTTTTAACATATTTCAATTCGCGTTGTAAATAATCAATCGCCTTTTCAATATCTTCAACCTCGTTTTCTTTTTTTCCGGCGCGACAAACGTATTTTAAAACATTGCCGCGGTTAAAGTTTAGTTTAAAATCTTGTATAACGTCAATTAAGTCGTATATTTTGCCGTTTTGATAGTGTTTAGGTACATTCCCCATAATTAAATTTTTAAAGCGCTTAGAACGCATTTATATTGACATTCCAATTAAGATTCCTATTGTAATTAATAAAACAGATAAAGTTAACGCGATTACAATATCGCTTTCATCTTTTTTATCTCTTAATGATTCCATTTCATTCGGTGTGTAAACTTCAATTCGTTTACCTTTTTTGTTGATGTGTAATCCCGTTGGGGTTTTTTTTAAATCTTTCATAGTGTTTTGTTTTAATTTTAAGGGAGCTTTTAAACTCCCTATTGTTTTGTTTTTATTATTTACTTACTATATTAATGTGTGGGAATCTTGATTTTATATCCATTAACTCGAATCTAGTTACATATCCTACGTGCAATGTTAGTAACCCTTGTACAGTTCCCTTAACTCTTGTAGCGTGACCTTCTTCATTTAAAGTATCTTGAGCTGTTAAGTATCTCCCTGTATTGCTTAATGCATTCCAATTTTTAGTATCTGTTGTCATAATATAGTTATTTATTTTGTTCCCTACAAATATACAACTAATATTGAGAAATGAAAGAATTTTTTTAGTTTTTTTTTAAAGTTTTTTTGTTTCTTATCTGTTATAGGCCCTAAAAATTAAGCATAAAAAAAAGGGCCAAACGGCCCTTTTAATTTAATTATGCAAATAATTACGGAGTTTCTAAAGCGGCTTGAGCCGTTGCGAATTGTCCTTTTACAAAAGCATTTGGTAAATAGTTTGTTAATGCTATTCTTTCAGATACCCTTACAGTAACAAAACCATCTCTCACGTTAGTTCCATCTTCTCTGAAAAATTCAATATTAACGCCCTCACGAACCCAAAGTTGTGTCCCAATGCCAAAGTTTCCAATTAAGAAATCACCGGCAGCGATTGCACTATTCAATACAACTTTAACGCCCATAAATACTGGCTGTAAACCACCATACGCAGCATCTTTAATATAGTTGTTAGTTGTATCTTTTAACAATAAAATTTTGTGAAAATCTGTTGGATTTAAAAGAATTGTATCAGCATTATAGTTTAATAAAGATAATTGATTTAAAGCGGCAACAATTACGTCAAATTGATTAGCGGATTCAACCGTATCAGCGTAACTCCCGGCAGCAAATGCCGGTGCTGAATTTACAATTCCACCTAAATCATTTCCAGTTAAAATATTAACATCCTCAACATCAAGTAGTTTTTCAGGCGCACGCGCTGAAAGATAAGAAGTTAATTGTGGCGTATCTGCTAACATTTCCTCAGAAATACGGAAATAAGTTCCAATTTTTTTAACGTTTGCATCAACCGCAGTCATGTCAAAATCGGATTGTGTTAATGTAACACCTTCAGCCGTTACGGCCGCACCATTTGAATATCCTGATTCCTTAACATAACGTACAACATCACTTTGAGTTGAACCTAATGAAAGTAATTGACGGATGTGAACCGGTCTTGTTGGATCGAATTTATATCCTGCTACTCTATCAGCCGGTATTACTTCGCCAGTAAAATCAGCGCCAACAGTCATATCAGCTTTGATCTCAAATCTTGCACTTCTTGAATTTCCTTTTGTAATTCCTTCAATTGCACCGTTTTCGATTGCTTCAGATAAAGCACTTTTAAAAGTCATTTTCTTGTTAGCGTTGAATTGCTTCTTGTTAGCTACTTCAAACGCGTCAAGACGCTCGTTTAATTTGTTACTCATTTCAGTAACTTCAGATTTTACAATTTCAGATGCTTTCACTTCAATAGTGTTTGCAACTTCATTGTTTGATTTTTCGATTTTTGAATCGATTGAATTAGATATTTGATCTAATTGGTTTTTTAAATTTTCTTCCATTTTTAAGATTTTAAGGAATTTAATAAATATTTTAACACTTCGGAATCATTATGTTTTACCTCAACATTCGGCAAAGTGGTTTCAATAACCGGCTTTGTGAACTCCATAAATAATGATTTTAATTTTAAAACTTCGGCCTCAATAGCGAATCCCATATCATCGGATATTTTGCCATTGCGAAGTAGTTTTGATAAATTGTCGTAACGCTTTGAAACCTTTTCTAAATCAACGTTTCCTTTAACGTCTAAAATTTTTGCCTGGTCATTTGCTGCATAAGTAACGGCGCTTATTTCGTAAAGTTTAACTTCACTAATTTCGCGGTAATCACTTTTATTTTGTTTTTGGATTGGTAATATACCAACTGAATTTTCCGTTATCACGCCGCCCTTCATAAGTTGAACAACATCCATTCCTAATTGTGTTTTTGGAATTTCAGCAACGAAAACAAGTCCTTTATCATCTTCATAAAGTTCAAGCATTTTTCCGATTGGTTGATTCATATCGTGTTGATATAAATATTTAACACGTTCACCGTTTTCGGCTATTGTCTTTTTATATGCGCCTTTAGTAATGACATCATCGTCGGAATCTTTGTTTCCAAAATAAGATCCATAACCTTTGATTATTCCGGCCTTTTCATCAGCATCAATTAATTCACCAACCGGCGCCGCTTTGTAAAGAATTGTATTCATAAGAAAAATTTTTGTAAATATACGGATTTTTAAATTTTTAGATATACTGAATTTCACCACCATCAGAAACATCACCGGTAAAACTAGAAATCCATTTAATTTCTTTTCCGTTTGCCTTTTCCAAAACATCAATCAACCCGTCTTCACCTAATAAATTATAATAATTTAAAGGCGATTCAGAATTTGGATGTAATTCTAAATACTCATTAATTAGTTTTTCTAATTTATCCATTTTATAAATTTATTAATTCATCAATCCATTTAATAGTATCTTGATATATATCCGGAAATAGTTTTTTAAACACTAAATTACCAGCATATTTATTCTCAAAAGAATGAGCCAACATTTCCGCGTGACGCCATCCCAAATTACTATAATAATTATTTGAATGTCCCCAACCTATTTTATTTTTAGTCATTGCACCAAAATAATCTGCAACCGCTCCATAGCTTTCATTAAACTGTTTATCTGTCAAATTTGGAAATTGACTTCTTATTGAATTCCTATGACTTACACTAAACCTATCAACGTGTTTAAAATAATCAAATTTTCCCGGACCTCTTTTATTAATTCCAATTTTTGCTAATTGTGATTTATAAAAATTAACAACTTCATCAATACTTCTATAATGCCTTCCGGCTAAATTAACCCAACCAAGTTGAGAATGAATTAAATGACCAAATTCGTGCGCCAATACCTTTTCAATTGTATCAGCGTTATGTCGTACCGTATCAATAACAATTGTATTACCCGATTGATACGAACCTTTTTTTGAACTCTTTAATAATGGCTTTTCTTTAAGCAAAGATAAATATTTATCGTTCACTTTGGCGTTTTTTGGAACTATTTTATCCCAATCATCTGGGCGCATTAAGTTTTTATCACTAGAAACAACTGTTGAACCAACCGTTGATAAAACATCAGCTATTCCAAAACCGGTTCTTGATCCACCACCTAAACTAAAATTTATATCAGTAATTTCACCAACTGTTTGCGCGGCTTCTTTTGGAAATGGTGCAATACTACATCGGCAATTTATAACTTCAGCACTCGGGCCGCTTGGATCACCTGGGTACATTAAAAACGAACCCCCAACCATAAACGAATCATTGTATGGTATTGGATCGGATGCACCGGCTTCGGCGTGAGTGTCTCGCGTTCTATCATCAAACGAAGCTATCCATTCCTTCATCATTTGGGCGCCTGGAAATATAGTTGTAGCGGATTCCATTGTTGCAAAGTTAGCCGCGGCCGTTGCTTCAGTACGAACCAAACGCGTTGATTGATATCTTGAATAAGTATCAAATTGATTATTTAATATACGGGCCTTTTCTGATGCGCCTAACGTCATAAATTCAGGATCGGACATCAAACGTTGTGTGATTTTAATTAACGTTTGTTTAGCCGTTCCCGATACTAACGTCACGCGTTGCGCACCAACAGCCGAACCAAATGACGCAAATGAATTAATCCATTGGTCAACAAATTCGCCAGGATTGATCCCCTTTTTAATGTATTTATCAAAGTTTTTAGCGTACCATTTAGCAAATTGCAATCCTATATCGGTATATAAATCGCGATATATTTTTGATAAATCAGTTTCGGAAAATAATAATTGAAAATTTGTTTGATCTTCAGAAATAAAAGATTCAACGCCTTTTTTATATTCCGTTTTGTAATACCGTTTTACTTTTGATAATTGACGGCGTTCGGCTTTGTCAAGTTCATTTTCAAAATCCCTTTGCCATTTTTCCCTATCTATTGCCAAACTATTCGTTTATTTCGTTTAATTTTTTGTTAACCCAATCTTTCATCGCAGTTCCACCCCAAAGATTCCAAGAAACAAAACCGTTATCCTTCCAAGGCGTATCTTTATAGCGATCCGCAATTGTTTGATTTCCTTCGTGACGCGCAAAAAATGATTTAATACGATTTAACATTTTAATATCTAATGGCGCCCTATTGGCTAACATTAAAGCTCTACGCCATCCCGTTGCGGTACCGGCTTGAACTTCAGAACCGTATTTTTCACGCCATTCAATCATTCGTTTAGCGTTATTACTAGCGGTTTGAGGGTATGTTGTAAAAGTTTCGGCCTTACTTATTGGATTTTTTTTTTCGGTTGTATTGCTGTTTTTTTGTTGATCAATAGCGTTTAAATAATCTTGATGATTTTCAAAAGGCATATAAACAACTTCGCCGTCAAAACTATGTTCGTGATAACCTGAACCGTTTAATTCATTGGCGCGTGATTCAGCTTCATCAACGGTCGTAAAAACGTCGGTCATTCCTGTTACTAATTTTTTGCTTAAAAACTTATTGACGTCAATATCAATTGATTCAATTGGCGCATCCATTTGTTCGGGATTAACCGGAATTAAATTCGCCGGAATAAAGTAATCGTTTAGCGCTTCATCATCTTCATCAACTCCGTAATTCATAACGGCACGTTTTTCGTTTGGCGTTATCCACCAAGCTTTCACCAATTGATCAACAACTTTGTCGGCCTCTTCTTGAAGTTCTGGAATTACAGTGAAATCAAATTCAATACAAAGTTTATTCCCATACATTGGTGCCAACCAACGGTTTAATTCATCTTTAATTTTTATTAATTCAGGAATCACCGCGTTTTGATATAACGCTTTTTTCGCTTCCTTCATATTGTTGTAAGAACTTGAATCGGTATTGTTTAACAATTGAACCGGCACGTTGTAGATATTACACAAATCTTTTACTGATGCGTTATATTGTTCAATTAATGATAAATCCGAAGCGTTTAAACCAAAGTTAACCCAACTTAATTTTTTCGGTGTAATAATAACATCACCGGCATTTGATGAACCTTGGAATTGTTTTCTGAATTTATCTTTTAACTGTTGCGCCTGAACCTCATTTAAATCACCTTCATCAGACATTAATAACCCCCTGGCCGTTTGGTTTTGTAGATATTTAACCCCCGTTTGAATCGCTTCATTGTTAGTTGTTAACGAACGCAACCCGGCTTGTAATGGTGATTGACCGTATAAATGCGAACCAGTTCCATCATATAAAGGGTTAAAATCTTTTATGTGGCAAATATCTTTTGCAGGAATTTCAAATTGTCCGTTATACTGAACTTTATATTTTTGTACGGGTTCCATTATACCGCCCGAAATGATTTCCATTATTTGCGAAGGCATTGCGTAAAGCTCTGTATATTTTCCAACTTTCGGGCCTGTTTCTGGCCCAACTCCATAGATATAACGATTCCCGGTTAATTTTCCGAATGATATTAATTCAGTAATAAACGCATTGTAAGATTGAGCCGGATTTGGTCGCTCTAAGATATTATGCAATTCTGTGTCACTTAATTCAACTAATGAGCGCTTTTGTAATAACGCCGCTTTCTGTATTGTTGTGCTATCAATTGAGCCGCTAGTCATTGATTTATAACGCTTATAATCGTTTTCGTTTTGTATTTCATAGATTTGAAACGGAATCGTTGTTGCGGCCTTTGTAATCAAGTTAATCAACGAATAAATCGTTGCATTTTTTCGATAACCTTCTTGAATATATGAATCATCGTTTTCAGGGTTCCAAACAATGGATTCGCCCAACCAATTATAAATAGCTTTATTATAATTAATATTCGTGTTTTGTGAACTTTTATTGACAATTGATTTGAAACGATCTAAAAATGAAGCCATAAATGAATTAAATAAGAAAATTTTCGTAAAAATACGAAATTAAAATTTGTTTTATACAATAAAGAAATTGTTGATTAAGTTACGTTCGATTGAATATGATGTGACATCAATATGTTCATCGTGTTTAGCGTTTGGAAATGTACTAACTTGTTGAATAAATGCGTCATTCCAATTGTCCTCAATCAAATAAACGCGGCCGCCTTCAATAAATGGCGATGATGCGCGCGCTCTTTCAATCTTTGAATATCTTACAAAGTTTGTTTTTAATTCCGATACATTAAAATTAGTTTCACGCCTTAACAATTGAACCAATGATTTTCCCGATGCTTTAGGTTCAACCAATATTTGCGTTACATTAACACCACAAGATTTCACAAACGATGTAATAAATGATTTTAATTCAGGCATTTCCAAATATTTATCAATGCTTTTAAATATGTAAAGATTATCGCCGCTTTTACCGCTTATCTGAATACCAGTTGGATCGTTCTTAGTGTCTTTTGTGTATGCGCCGTCAATATACATTTCAAATACAATATCGTTCGGCATTTCGGCGCGTTTGATTGTTTGGAACCATTCTTTTCGCCATTCACCACCTTCAGGCGGTGACGGTATCTGTAAATATTGGCCGCTGAATGTATATCGGTCGGCCTGGCGTATAGCTTCCAATTCATCAAATGAATGCTTTTCGGGCCATAATGGAACGTTGTTTTCATCTAATGCCGGTAATTTTAAATGATGCCAATCTTCACCTGAACCGCCATTCAATAAATAACCGGATAAATCTTCTTCGTGTAATCGTTGCATAATCACAATGATTGGAACGGTTCGATCATTTACACGCGAACGGATTGTTGTGTTGTATCGGTTATTAATAAATGAACGTCTTATATCTGAAAGCGCATCATCTGGTTTCAATGGATCATCAATTATAATGGCGCCGCCAGTACCGGCACCAAATCCCGTAATCGCGCCACCTGAAGCCGTTGCATATACACCGCCGCCTTCTTTAGTGTACCATTTCTTTTGACTTTGTGAATCCTTCTTTAAGTTAATCCCCCAAATACGTTGAAACGAATCGGAATTAATATATTCCTTTGTCATTGAACTATTATCAAGCGCCAATGAATCCGAATAAGATAGGTGAATAAACTTTGATTCGGGCCGTTTAGCTAATGACCAAGCGATGAACATTTTAACAGCGATTTCTGTTTTACCATAACGCGGCGGAACGTTTATAATAAGGCGCTTTATTTGCCCATTATTAACCATTTGCAGCGTGTTTGCAAGGGTTTCGTGAAATGCAGCGGCTTCGAACTTTTTACCGGTATTTTCTTTGAATATATAGCGCGTAAAAAATAACAAAGAATTTTCGCATTTTTCTTTTATTATTTGGTTAATACTCATTATTTAGAATATCGTCAATTTTTTGTTTGGCTTCGGGTGATAATTTTGACGTTGATACTTCGGCGGTCATTTCAACTTCACGCCGTTCAATATAGCCGCGTTTTTTACCTTTTGTTTTTAAATAAAATATTGTCGCGGTTGTGTTGCCTTTTTTAATTTGCTTATGCAATTGCGATTCCGCAAAGTCCAAAGTCATATTTTGCAGCTCATCAACATCGGCCCTAAATTTAGAATCTCGATTGTAATGACCATAAAATGTTGAACGGTTGCACCCTACAATTTTGCACGCGGTTGTAACAACGCCCAATGATTGTTCAAGCGCTTCTAATAAATTTCCTTTTAATATGTTGGTTTTTGTTGCCATAACGCAAAGATAAAAAATAAACGCATATAAAAAAACCCCTCATTTCTGAAGGGTTATATAACTAATTAATTTTTTAATAAGGTTTTAAATGATCTGTATTATTTTCTAAATAATTTAAATTTTTTTTACGTTCTTTTTTTAGATTTTTTTCGTCTATTTTTTTGGCTTCATTAACCAAATCATTTAATTGAGATTTAACATTTCCAAATATAAAATTTAATTCCATAGTTTTTTTTTATTTATTTATTATTTTCCGCACAACTCGCAAAACTCTTTTGGTTCATCGTTTACTTCATTAGGTTCATCATCAATTGGTAAATCAAAAACCGGTAAATCAACCCCCCAATCAGTTAGTTCTTTTACATCCCATTCATTAGCCAATATATCCCAATCCCATTCACCAAACCCGGAATTGTCTTTTATTATGAATCGCCGCTTTTGTTCTTGTGTCAAACCTTTTTGAATGTCAATTGGTATTTCAAACATTCCGGCCGCTTTGCACGCCTTTAAGCGCATATTACCGCCTAATACTGTCATTGTTTCATCAACAACAATGGGCCGAATGTCCATCATCCAACCATCCTCTTTGATTGACTTAACAAGTTTTTTAAATTTAGCATCTTTTATAAAACGAGGGTTTGAAGGTGTTTCATTAACTTTTTTAATGCTTACTACTTTGCGCATTTGGATTATTTAGTGTACCAAACAAAAGATATTGCAAAGATAAAAAAGTGAAGTTCCAAACAATGTTCAACTTCGTTTTCAACTTCAGATTCCAAAACAACGTGATCCATTGATGAATCCCAATAATTAACCCCAACGCATAAACCGTAAATTGGATAAATAACTGTATTAAAATTTAATTTCATAACGCCCAATATTTTTCGTAAATATACAAATATAATTCCCAACATTTATTTTGAGCTTCTATATTTGGATAGTAAGAAGGTGACAAAGTAACTTTGTTATTATCGTTTATTTCTACTTTTAAACCTCTTTTTGTAGGTTTTACGCCGACCTTTATATTGTTTTTTAAGCACCATTGTAAAGCTTTGTAATGGTTTTCGTTTACTTTTATTTTATTAGTCATAATTGATGAAATTTGTCAACAAAACTCACTTATTATTATGTATTGAGATTTAAAACATTCTTAATTGTTGTTTATGTTCTTTTATTCTTTTAATTGCTGCATAGTAATACTCTGTATCTAGTTCACAAGCTGTTAAATCATATCCTAAATTATGACACGCTAAAGCTATTGAGCCACTACCTAAATGAGTATCTAATATCTTATCTCCTTCTTTTGCGTAATTCATTAATAAAAATTCGTATAGCTTATAAGTTTTTTGTGTAGGATGTATCTTTTGATTTTTATTATCTTGTATTGCTTTATTAAAAGAATAATCAAAGCATTTCGCAGTTCCTAAAAAAGAAGTCCACGCTAATTCTCCATCTGAAAATGTTACAACGGGGTTATGTTTATTCCAAAAAATAAACTCTCTACAACTCGGTAATAAATTAGATAAATGATTATAACCCCAAATTATTTGATTTTTTGAAACTCTAAATAATTCATTAAAATATTCTTTTTTTGGTTTTGCATCATTTATTAAACTTAAATCTTTATTCATTCTAAACCTATCTTGTGCGTTTCCTTTAGTTTCAATGCCATAAGGTGGGTCTACTATTGCTAAGTCGAAGTGATTATCTTCATACCTTGCCATTAATTCCATATTGTCTTCGTTTGTTATTTTCATTTTTTTATTTAATTTTAAAATGGTAAACTGTCGGTTATTACTTCAAACTTTTTTGAAGCCAATGAAATGTCTTTATAAATTCCGCCGGCATTAAAATCGGGCGCGATATCAAAATCGCCCAATTGTCCGTTTTCTTTTCGCTTAACCTTTTCAACATACATTTTCACAATGTCCGAATTATATTGGGTTTTTTGACCTATGCAACGAAATACAATCATTCCGTTATATGCTTTATTAAAGAAATCAGCGCTTCCGGATATATCATATAATGTTGGTTTTTTATAACTACCATTATCCGATTCAATTTTTCTTGGATGCGCCACCAAAAATAAATGTGTGTTTGTTTGTTGACAAAATTGCGTTATTTGTGAAAGCGCTTTTCCAATGTAAGAATGATCACGTTGCGCCGAATGGTCAAGCATATTCCAGGGATCAATCACGCAAACGTTAATCCCCTTTTGAAATACTAAATCTCTAAACGCGTTTAATATTCCTTCTAAAGTTAAATTTTCTAAATCAATTTTAACCCAAAAGAAATGATCTTGAATAAAATCTTTTGTTTGATTTAAATCATCGTTATTACAGTTTTTTTCATTTAATTTATTTGCGATTCGTTTTATATGTCCCTCATAAGGAAATGATTCAGGTGAAAACATAGCGCAACGCATATCATAACGCGTTGCCATATTGCAACATATTTGGTCAACAACATCAGATTTCCCGGCGTTTGGTATTCCGGTGACAACTGTCCATTCACCCGGTGACATTTTAAAGTAATTATCCGAGTTCGGCAAACCAATTGAATAGTTTTTGACGCCGTTTTCATTATAGTTCAAAACATTATCCCAAATGTTATCAATGTTTAAAATGCCTTCTAATGGAAAGTTTTTAGCGCCTTTAATTATATTACGCAACGTTTCACCCCCCTTTGACATTAAAACCTCGTTAGCGTCTTTAAAATCACCAAATTCAACGTATTTACAACGATAAGCGCCAAACCTTCGGGCCAATTCATTGCGGAGTTCGATTCCCGGATTGTCATTGTCGGTGCAAATTATAATCTGTTTTTTATCTTTAAAATATTCAAAACAATTATCTAAATATTCTAAACGTTGATTTCCTTTTGATGCACCATTTGGAACGCTACAAACGGAATACAAACCGGATTCGTGTAATGAAAGCGCATCCATTTCCCCTTCAACAATGTAAACGGTTTCCATTTCTTTGACATTGTCAAGTCCGTAAAAAACCAATTCAGCGCCGGAAACCATTTTAAAATTCTTTTCAGAATCCCGATATTTTACATTTAACAACTCATTATCACGATAATAATTGAAATTAATTGCGCGCCGCTTTTTACCAACTTGCGGAAAAAACTGCAATGATTCGCCAATTTTCCAATGAACCAAAGTTGGTTCTGTTATCCCTCGTTTATTAAACCATTCAACAACTCGCGATGTCAAATTTACTTTTATTTTTTCGGGTTTAACGTATTCGGGTTTTTTCTGAAATTTAGTTGTGCCGCTGAATCCGCAATTGTGACAATTAAATAAACCCTGATCTAAATCAACGGACAAACATTTATCGCGTTTGTTTTTTCGTGTTGCGCTACATTCCGGACATTGCGTTTTTATTTTGCCGGTTGATTTATTGCCGACATCAATATTAAAATCGTTAAAAGTTTTCATTTGTTATAGTTTTGTTTTTGCTAAAGTAAAAATATTTTTTTAATTATCATAAGTTTTTTAAAAATAAAAGTTCATCTTCATTAACTAATTTGTTTTGATCTAAACAATACGCCATCACTCGCGTTTGTTTTAAATTGGAATCTTGAAATAACATTTCGTTTGTTGCATATCCTTTGAACTGATAGTTTGGATAATTTTCGCAAACAAAAAAGGCAAACAAATCAACATCGCATTTATTAAACTTAGGAACCATCAATGGATATTGTTTTTGCGATGTCTTAACGTCAACGGACATTGAAAGCCAATTGCAATCGTAATCATCTGTTTTTTGACGCTTTGAAGTGTTTTTAATTTCAAAATCTGGGAACGTGTTTTTTTCGCGACAAAATATGTATTCAGCGCCAAATCCGAAAACGTTTAAATTAACGCCACCAAATTCAGCAACGCGACCCGAACCATCCCAACCGGTTTTTTCTTTGTTAGATTGGCGCATTTCGGCTACTAATTCAACAATCTTTTGTTCGTGAATGTCTAACGTGTATATTTCATTTATTTGTAGCATATTATTAATTTTTAATTATATAGGTTTTTAGTTCGTTAAATTCATTGGTTTGCATTAATTGTCTTAAATGAAATTCAAATAGTTCACCGCCTTTTGTTTTGGCGCCTAATTCTTGTTTTCCATCCGCCGCGCTTGTATATATAAAAAATTCATTTAACCCTTTTACTTTTTGGAATCCTATTGGTTTTGTGTTTGCCTTTTGCATCAACATAAAACGATCAATATATTTAATCCCGTTTTTATCTAAATTTCTAAATTTTAAAATACTTAAAAAATTAGTTTGCCAGAAATCATCGGCCCTCAAAAACTTTGTGATATTGTAAACATCGCGCAAATCATATTTATCAATTCTTTGAATTTTATCCAAGCACTCTAACCATCGGTTTTTTTGGTTTTGTGTTTTGGGCTTATATTGAATTGGAAATAATTCCACAAAATAAGGGAACGCCTTTAAAACGGTTGAATTGTATTGTGGCGTTTTCGATTTTGAGGGTATTTCTTTATTTAGTATTTCTTTAGTTATATAGTTTATATTAGTATTACTTTGTTGCGGATTAACCGGCGCCGGTTTAACCGCCGCGGTTTTTACCGTTGCGGTTTTTCCCGTTGCGGTGGGCTTTACCTTCTTAGGTTTGTCATTTAGATAGTAATTATAACCGGCAAATTTTCCGCCTTTTCTTATTTCTTTACGAACTAAAAACCCCGAATTTATTAGTTCATTTAAACGCGTGTTAATGGCGTCTTTTCCATCCTTAAAATGACCGCAAATAAACTGAACGGTCATTTCTGTTTTCGCTTCGTGTGAAAAAAGCCAACAATATAATCCGGTTGCGCTTGATGAAATTCCTTTATGCCTGAATATAGTGTTCGGAACGATTGTGAATCTTTCGAATTTTTTTGGCTTATATATTTTGTTTATATCCATAGTAAAAAAATAACCCTATCAAATCAGCGGTTGCGGTCGCTTCATCAATAGGGTATTAAAAAAAGTTAATGTTGCCGCAACTCAACTTTGCAAATATAAAAATAATCTTTTACAAAATGTGATTATATTTTACATTATCACAAAATGATCTTAAATCGTCAAATATTTTTTTTAGTTCATCAATGTCAATTTCTGAATCTTCATATTTAAACCATAGCAATTCAATCAATAAATCAAATTCAACTCGTGTTGATGATCCAACGTAATGATAGGTAACGGCTATTTTATCCGAATCCGATTGTGTCCACCTAATTTTTTGATTTGCATCATCAAAATAAACTCCTTTATATTTCATTTTTTTAACTTTTAAATTTCATTATTAAAATATTTGTTTATAGTGTCAATACAATCATCAAAGTTATTATGCCAATTAACCGCCCAATTGCAATTTTCAAGCCATTTAAGCCACTTTTTTTGATTTGGTGTAGGTTTGTTATATTTGTACTTTAGTTCGATCGCTAAACCGCCTTTATTTGCGTTTGGCGTAAATATCAATAAATCAGGGATTCCAGGTTTTGCGCCCAAATACTTCATTTTGTATTGTTCAAATGGCGTTCTTTTCCCTTCATTCATTGGGTGTGTAAAAATGGCGTTCGGATATTGCATTAAAATATAATTAATAACCGCGCGTTGCAATTGATCTTCACCCTTTAAATATTTTTGATATGGATTTATTTTTGCCATTTTTATATTTCGTTATCCAAAACGCCAATTATCTTCCTAATTTCAGAACGTTCAAATTCGCCAATAAAAATTTTATCTTCAGAAATAAACGTTAATTTATAATAATCCTTTTTTGTTTTTTTTATTTTAATTTGTAACGCCATTTTTTAATTTTTTATTTTCGTTTTTTAATATATCGTTTTCAATCAAAAGTGAATTATATTTATAAACCATTGATTCGGCGCTGATAGTATAATCATTTATTTCATTAAAAACAAGTTTTTTTAAATTTTCAAATCTTTGATTAAATGCTTTATCAAATCGAATCCAATCATCAATATTTTTTAAGCTGTGAATAACCGAAGCGTGATCACGCCCAACAGCTTCAGATATCACTTTCATTGAAAACCTGGTTGTGTTACGCGCCAACCAATAAAATGCAGCTCGGGCCATTACAATATCTCTTTGCCTTGAGTTTTCACGAACATCAACATTGTAGTAATTATTTACGTTTTTTATTAAATTTTCTAAGGTCATTTTTATAGTATTAAAGATCCGTCATTATTAAATTCATTCCAAATAAAACCCGATATAATTCCGGTTTCATCATATATTTTCCAATCATTAAAAGCACGCTGCCAACCTTTGCGCCCTTGGTCAATCATTTCATCGCTTAACGCGTAAACCTCAACAGAAAACGGCCAATTAGTTTCAACAGCTATAAATCGAAAGTTTTCAGCCGGAACGCCTAACATATCAGAATAAAAGGCGCATTGTAAATGATAGCCATATTTATAAACATCGCGGCGAAATGCAATTGGTGAATTATCTTGGCACGTTTTAACATCCGAAATAAAGTTTTCAACCCGGTTTAAAACATCGGGCCGAATGCGAACATCAATATCATCGTGTTTTTTGTAGTGTGAAAGCTCAATTTCGCCTTTGCAATATTTTTGGGCCAAATCGTGATTTCTAAAATTTTCTAAAATCTTTGTGATTTTGTTATGTTCATCAAAACCTAATAATAATTTTCCTTCAGCTTTTTTTGATTCGATTTCAAACGCTTCTTTTCCAGCTTTTGTACGGCGGTCAATTTTTGGCATAATGTGATAATCTTTGTAATAAAGTTCGGGCTCTAACATAGCGCAATGAACCGCGGAACCCAATGCCATTGCGGATGATTCAAAAGGTTTTTGTTTTAAGAAATGATAAACAGATTTCTTGTGTATTGTTTTAAGGCCTGAAGCGCTTATTCCTGGTGATGAATGATATACTTCATTCGCGTCATATTGTGTTTTCATAGTTTTAACAGTCGTTTAAAATGTGATCGGTTTGTTCGTTAATAATTACTTTTAATTTTTCGATTTTGTTTTCCATCGCTTCAATGCGATATTGCAGAAATTTAAGTGTTTCGTTGTTCATAGTGTTTAAATTAAAAGGGAGCTTTTATACTCCCTATTTAGTTTATTATTTTAGATATTATCTTGATCTAAGTGATAACTACTTGATCCGTTTGGAAATTCTCCGATCCAGATTAACTCTTTTTTGTAAAGAGATCCTAAGACGCCCTTTAATTCGTTTTTAGTACCGTTAAAGCTATCTAATATCGTGTCAAAACACTCTGTTGGAGTTTCCTCATATTCATCACCTTGAGATATGATAGTTAATACTTTTTTTTCTAATGCTGTAATGTTTAAATTTAAAGTTGTCATAATATTTGTTTTTGATTGCAGCTTCATTGCTACACTCCAAAGATATATATTATTTTACTTATAAACAAATAATAAACAAATTATTTTCAAAATAATGTAAAAAAAAAGCGATCCCCGAAGGAACCGCCAATTGTTTTGAATGTCAATAATTAATTAAAACGGTAAATCATCACCGCCTTCAGCAACCGGCGCCGCTTCTTGTTTAACATAAACATCACTTAATTTCAATGAAAAGAATTTTCCTTTTGCGCCTTCTTTAACCCAAGCCGCAATTTGTTGTTCGGTTCCATCTTGTAATTTAATCGTTCCCGAATATTCAGGTTGATTGTCTGAAGTTTTGTTTGTGTTCTTGAATAAACTTCCGTTTCCATTTTGGTGTTCGTACTTTTTTTCGATACTCATTTTTTATTTATTTTAAATTAAACTTACTTACTATTTTATCTTTATATTCTTTTTTCATTTTAAAGGTGTTTAAAACCTTTTCCGCTTGGTCTTTAGTAGCTTTTAAAGTTGCGTTTAATTGCGCTTCCGTTAACCACTTCTTATCATCTTTTGGCGCCGTTGTTTGATTCTTAACGGCGTTCTGTACTTCATTAGCTGAAGCGATTGACGTATCAATTCCAATACCTAAATAACCCAATGCGCGGCCCAATGCTGAAGTGAAACCGTTTTCGACAAATGATGTTTTATTAATATAACTTGAATCCCTATATTCTTGGGCGTGTGCTGATGCAATTTCAAATCCTTCGTGATTTAATATTGTCACCTTAAAAATTCCTTCTTTATCATCAATTGAAACAATTGTTTCGCTAATTTGCCAACCTTCAAATTGTTCTTGACTTCTAAAATAAATTAATCGTTCGTTAACTGTAATGTAATCTTTACCTTTAATGTTAATTGTTTTCATATAGTTGTTTTTAAATGTTTAAGTTTTCTGTTATTTGGCCCAAACTAAATTCATTGCGTTGTAATAATAACACTTCGCCAATGGTAAAAGTTTTAGGATTTTTTAATCTTGATTTTAATGTCGGCATTGTGCAACTAAGTAAACTGCAAACCTCGTAACGCTTTAAGTTTAAGCGCTTCATTTCCGCTTTAAATTCTTGTTCAAACATATTTTTTAATTGTTTATTTAATGCAAAAATAAAAAAAAACTTTCAATAAAAAAAGTATTAAAGCAAAAAAAACCGCCGCAAATCAATAAAGATATAACGACGGCCTGACAAACAAAACAAAAAAATTATCTTACAATTGATTGTGTTGAAACATCATCATCATCATTTGGTAAATGACATTTTATTTTATATGCGTTTTCTTTGACGTCAAAAGTTAACCCGTCAATTATTGTGGGTTGTTCGTTTTTAATTGAATTTTGAAAATTAAACCATAAACGATCACTAATTGACATCGGCTTTCTTAAAACATTTCTAAAGGTACCGTCAAAACGTTCCACAAAAGATCTAAAATCATTCGCGACATTTTGCATTGCAACCGTATGCGGCCCTTTTTTTAAATTTGCCGGCGGATTAAAACTAAAATAATTGTCACGAGTTCGCGCAATATTTCTGTTATTTGTTAACCCTATTTTAGTGAATGATTTTTCGCCGGAATTAACGTTGTTATCACTTAAATTCATTTCAAAATTTATTCGATTAACATTTGACGTTGTCGATCCGTTATCAATTATAAAATTATCAAAATAAGTTGAATTATAAAAAGATGATGTTGCAAATGTACTTCTTAATTTTATTTCAAGTTTAATATCTGTAATTGTCCAAATCGTGTCGGCCCGTTCATCTAAACCATCAGTTGAAAATTTAATGTCAACTGATTTAAACATATTATATTCAGTATCAAAAATATAATTAATAACAACACCACCCGATGAAATAAGTTTAAACGATTTTTCGCTTTCATCCCAGGTATATTGACCGGTTTCGGTTGTTGTTGCTGATGTATATGTAAGGGTTAAATAGGCGATATAACCTTGAAACAAACTTGTATCGGGAATGTTTTCGGTAAAATCGTGATAATAATTATATCTAAAGCTGTGATTTGAAATATCACCAAATGATGGAATTGTTGTTGGAGTTGATAAATTTAATATATCAGAATTTGCCGGTGCTACTGAATCTTTAATTTTTAAACTTTTAATTCCCTTGAAAATGGCTGTCTCTTCAGTAATTTCAACTTTATTTCCTGGCGTGTCAAAACCGGTCAAACCGTATTCAAAACCGGAATTAAAAAAATAATTTTTTAAATCATTTTCTGTGACATTTATTTGAACTGATTTTAATGGTTGTAAAAACTCACGCGTCAAACTTTTATTAATTGGTAAAATATTGACCGGCGATTCACTAACATAAGGTATGTTTTTAATGCTATCTAAAACCCCCAAATAATTAAATTTATAAGTTTCGTAACGTTCGCCGCCAGTTGATACTAGTTGATTTTTAATTTTGTTTCTTATGCCCGTTAAAATAGTTAAATTGTTTGTTAATTCATTTTGAATTTCATCTTTAATTGTTTTATCAAAAATGTTTGTAGCTTCGACAATGTACCATTTACCAAATGATTGGAAAATCCTTTGATTATACATTGATAAAATTATTTTTAATTGTTCTTTTGCTGTATATGTATCAAAATCTTTTTTTAATTCGTTTGTACCGATTTGAGTTCTTATAAATGGAAATTTTTTATATTCGACACCGCCAACAATTATTCCATCCCTTTGAAATGTATCATTAACAAAATGAATATCAATGTCTAAATCTAAATTTTGCAATATTAAACTAATTCTTTCGATGTCCGTTAATGATGTTGAAAGGGTTGAACCGTCATAATTTGGCGAAGTTGTACCATTATATGCTGAAAGCGTTCCTAATCCATCAAACGCATTTAATTTAATTCCGAACGGCGGAGTTGTAATTGATTCTTTGTACCTATCAACAACTAAAAAACCAGTCCAAAATAAATTGTAGTTTTTTATAATATCGCCCGAACTGTCAAGTGAATATTTTGTTTCATTTTCAACGCAATTAATCGCTTCAGTAATTCCGCCATCGTTTGCCACTCTGTTTTCAAAAACTTCAGAAATTGGCTCAACATAATAAACGTTTATTTTGTATTCGCGTTCATCAAATTTATAAAAATCATCATATTGAACATTATCGGTCACCAAAAGATTCAATTGACATTTCGATCCAATAATTGGACTATAAAAATCATTTGATGATTGCCAACTAATTGTTACCGGACTTTTCGCGCCTATCATTGGCAAAACCGCGCCGGTATAATCTTTTTTTAATATTTCTAATTTTCGCGGATATCCTAAAACATCCGAAAATTCTAATCTATATTTAACGCCGTACGCCATTTTTTTGTTTTTATGTTAAAATAAACGATCCGCGGTGTCGTTTGCTCTTTCAATTGCAATTAATAAATCTTGACCTTCTAATCTAATTTGACCGCCTACATTTATATTTTGTGAACCGCCTGACGATCCGATCATTCCTTGCAATTTATTTAATGGCGCTATAACTTCAGGATTTGAACGAGCGCCCGGATATTCTCCAACAAGCCCCATTGTTGGGCCGCTTACAATTCCACCGTTGGCAAAAGGTGTAGCGCCACCGCCACCGCCGCCGCCACCGCCGCCAATCTTACCTGCTTGTGCTTTTGCAAATGAACCCAATGCAACCAATGCAATTCCGGCCGCGATAGCAACTGCCGGATTTAAAGATTGAAGCGCCTTTTTAATGGCTTCAACTCCGACACCAATACTAATCGCTAATTTCCCCATTTGTACCGCCATATTTCCAATAGTTCCTAAAACAACTTGAGACAAACTTTGCGCCAAATTTCCGCCACCTGAAAGCGCTTTGCCTAATGATTGACCAATTCCAACGGCTAAATCATTTAAACCACCGGTAATAATTCCGCTTATTCCTTTATTAAAAGCCATTGCGTTTTCCATTGCGATTGCTCTGTTTTCAGCCAAAACAGTTTCTTGAGCCGACATAACTTCAGGGATTCTTAATGTATCGGCTTCAATTGCGTCTGAAATTGGTGTTATTCCTTCAGAATCTAAACCCCCAACGCTTGAAACCTGACCACGACCGCCACCACCACCGCCATCAGCACCGCCGCCGACGTTAACGCTACCACTTGTGCCGCCGCTTATTGGTGTTGTTGTTGAATCCGAATTATTTGAAACGATTTCAGTTTGAATTTTTATTTTTGCAATTTTCTTTGATTTAATAGCTTCGTTAAAATTATCAACAACATTTTCACCTAATATTTTAGCATCATTACCAATATCATCAAATGCCTTTGTTAAATTACTTTTCAATCCGGATGAAAGATTATTAAAACCCTTCATTATTTTATCCTTATCAAAAGTAAAAACGCCCATTATAATATCCGCAACCGAACCAAAAATTGTCATTACACTTTGACCAAATAATTTAAAAACATTTACGATTGTTTTAAAAACAAATTTTCCAACAGCTAAAAAGCTTTTAAACCCCATTATTAACAAATTAACCGCCAATTGTATAGGCAAAGAATT